TGCTCTAGTATAGCAACGGGTGAACCCCCGTCTGACGACTGCAAAAAAACCAATTCACCGCGCGACGAGCTAGCAATAATTAGGTTTTTTTGTTTCGCCAAGTCTGTCAAGTAATTAAGTATTTTTTTGCCTGGCTCTAATGCTACGCGTGTGAGTGGTGGGCCTTGGTCGGCTTCCATTTTAACACTCACGCCGAACGGGGCCGCTAATGTTGTGGCTATCTCGGACAAATACTGTTCATCTGTTTGCAGCTTGCTTCCCTGCTCCCCGTACATACTAGCGGGCGCAGTGCAATCATTTAAAACGCCGGGTAGCGAATACCCGCTAACGGATACTATCTTTTGCGCGTTTTCTATTACGGGATTAACCGTGACCATTGTTCCGGTGAATAGCAAAGCTCCGCCAACGGTGATCACAACGGGCTTAAATTTAAACGGGCGAAATGATTCCTTAAAACCTGGCGCTTCGGCGTCAAAAGGCGCACCAAATTCCACCGTGTCCATCGAATCTATCGAGCGGGTTATCCTAATAGAATCCCAAAACCGAAATTGGGCGCCGTTGATCAGTATCGCCACCTCGTCCTCTGTAGCGCTTGCTGCTGATTGCGGCGCATTTTGGGGGCTGTTGGGTAGCGTTGGTATTGTTAACGTCGTACCAGCCGCAAGCGGTAACGCTGCGCCTGGGTTAGACTCGGCTATTCGACCCGCTTCGTTCTCCGTTCCGTACTTTTTGCGCGAAACGGTCTCGAATGTATCCCCACCTAGAACGTTATATATAATAGACAATTTCGCGCCCCCTCGGGACTTCGAGTATTTCCGAGCCGGTCAAGCTGTTTGAATTTATGAAAAAATCGAGCTGGTCGTCTACACTTCCGTAGAATTCTGCGACTAAATTTATAATAGTTCGGTCGCGATCTAATATGACGCGACGCTCCTGTAACAATGTAAATGAAATTTCTACTAAAAACCCCGCCGTGAGCGCGACGGCTTCTTGTAATTGCTGGTATGCTTCGCCGGTGTCAATCTCTGCAAGCGCTGCGAAATTCGCATCACGCCAATTAGTCACTTCGTCCAGCTGTGTTAGTATTAATTCAGCCGCTTCTATTGCGCTGGTTTTAGTCGTAAACTGAGTATTGACCACAGAAACGACGGAGCCCGTGACATAAGTAGACGCGTATAGATCATTAGTGTGAAACTCGTTTGAGCTGCTAGCGTTAAAACTCGGCGTAACGACGGCGTTGTCACCCGTTATAATACCATCAGCAAGGTTTTTGTATGCCTCCAAACGGTCCGTTATATTGATCGCGGCCCTAGCAGGCGCCTGCAATAGTATGGTTGTTTGAAAAGCTAGCGTCAGCGGTTCGGCTATGAGTATGTCAATACCCTGATTTATAGAATCCCGCACCGCGTTAAATTGGGTCCTCACATTATCTTGCGCATTAGCGACGGATTGCAAGCCCGTGCTAGCTGAGTCTAATAACGATTGATAGTCGTTTTTAAATGTCACCGCGTCGACAGCATTATCTAGCGTTGTTACGTTCTCGAATTCTTGCGCAACCGAATTGTTGTATTCTTCAACCGCGTTTAGTACTGAACTCGCGGGATCACTTTGGGACGTCGGATAAATCAACCCTATTGTTTCAAAGAATGTGATCTCGAATACGGCTTGATTAGCGCCTGTTTTTAGATCGTCGCGGCGGGTAATAGTGCCGAACGGGACCACATCGATAACACCGTAAATTGGATGCTCTAACATACCCGTCCCACGCTCCAACAATGCCGCTTCGAAAGCTTCGGCTTTGATGTCATAATCGCCGCCCCAGAAGAATACCCGAAGCGGATACTTTCGCCCCGTGTTTCCGAGGTCTTGAACATAACTGCCATTCGCGTCGGGAAACTCGAAACTCGTGGTTTTCTTGTCAACCGTTTTACTGACATTCTCATAATCAAAAGTCAACCTATCGCCTGAGGGCGAATTGTAGGCCGCTTCTCTAATGCGATCAGTCCAGGCCATTAGCAAACGACCTTGAGTTTTATTTCGGTCTTGTATCCTTCGCCGACTATAACTTCTTTTTGTGGCTCTGCTGCCGTTATATAACTAATTTTAGGGTAATATATCGGCGGCGAACTTTTCAATTCAAGCTGACCAAATTTTACACGCACGATATCATTTGAAAACGTGACGTCGTCGGTCGTGCTGTCGATGGTAACGCCTGATCCGTTATTAATTAGCGGCCCACACACTTCCACCGTGACGACCGTAGCGCCCAATGCTGTTAAGTCCACAACTGCGCCATCACTATCGACCACATTGAATACGGTTTCATTGCCCGAGCCTAGCGCGGCGGTTAGTGAAATTAACATGACCGTTTACGTCGCTGGTTGCGTTATTTGCAGCGAGTTAATGACCGAATCTTCGCCGGATACGTAACTCACACTTGATAAGACTAGTTCCTGTGCTCCCGTGCCGACTGTTACCTGCATCGTCTTGGTTGTTAGCACCAAGCGCGCAAAACTAGCGGTTCCTGTCGCTGCTATCGTTGCGTCAGCTATTGCATTCGCGATGATCACACCTGATGACGACGCGCCCCAGCCTGTTAATGTGTGGACCGCTAATTCTGTGTTACTTGATAGAGCGGCGTTACCGCTTGCGGGCGGCGTTCCGTCGTAAATCGTTAGCACTGCGGTTGTGAAATCCGTACCGATGTTGTCGGCCTGCGAATCTACTGCACTTGTGTTTAATGATGGCATGATCTTAAATCCTTATTGTAAAACTGTTAGGTGTAGTTTCTATTATTTTGGCGGTATTATCAATCTGTATTGTAAAATCGCTGATAACTTGCCCCGCCGTTGCGTTGCCAGCAAATACTAATGAGGGCAATGTTATCGCACCCGACACGGTCACTTCGCTAGTGGAATCCGTCGCGCTGCCTTGAAATACTAACGATGGCAGCGTTATTGCGCCCGCTGCAGTTACTTCGCTGGTGCTGTCGCTAGCGTTGCCTTGGAATACTAACGATGGCAATGTGATCGCGCCTGTGGCTGTCAGCTCGCTAGTTGTATCTGTTGCGCTACCCGCGAACACCAATGACGGCAACGTAATGTCACCGGCTGCAGTTACTTGTCCGACCTCAGAGGTTGAAGCGCTACCCGCGAACACCAATGATGGCAATGTTATGTCACCGGCTGCGGTCACTTCGCTGGTTGTATCTGTTGCGGTTCCAGCAAATACCAACGACGGCAATGTTATGTCACCGGCTGCGGTAACTTCGCTTGTTGAATCTGTTGCGTTACCCGCGAACACCAATGAGGGCAGAGTGATATCACCGGCTGCGGTTACTTCGCTGGTTGAATCTGTTGCGCTACCCGCGAACACCAACGAGGGCAGGGTGATATCACCGGCCGCGGTCACTTCGCTTGTTGAATCTGTTGCGTTACCCGCGAACACCAACGACGGTAATGTTATGTCACCAGCTGCGGTTACTTCGCTTGTTGAATCTGTTGCGCTACCCGCGAACACCAATGATGGCAACGTTATATCACCGGCTGCGGTAACTTCGCTTGTTGAATCTGTTGCGCTACCCGCGAACACCAATGATGGCAACGTTATATCACCGGCTGCAGTGATTTCGCTTGTTGAATCTGTTGCGCTACCCGCGAATACCAACGACGGTAATGTTATTGCTCCGTCTGCCGTTATTGCAGTCGAGGTGGCTTCGGCTATCTCTAAAGCAATAGAGTAATCGAAACCAAAATCAGTCTTTTCATATGTGGGCGAGGTGTCTTGACTTGGAGAGTGCGCAAAAGATATATCACCCACCATATCCGTTTTTGTGTATCCACTTTCTTCAACAAAATCAGTGTCGTCTGTCGTACTGAAAATAAAAGCCTGATTAGCGGAGGCCCCAAAAGCAGATAATGAAAATGTCCTGACTGAAGACCCGTATTTCTCTTTTGTTTCAAATTGGGGGATAGCCGCAGATAAAGAACTTACATCAGCGCCTTGCACTTTTACGATGTTGGCTATTAATACTGTATTACCAGACCATGTGATGTCTATGCTGCTTGTTGTCGTACTGGTAGCTATTGCCGCAAACAAGTCAATCCCACCTGATATACTGCCGATTCTGGTAAACGTTCCATGCTCTGTTGATACGGTGCTTAACTCTTTTTTATTACACATGAGTAGCAATAAATCATCAGCGTCAGACGTAAAGCTGGGTATCGTTGCCGAGTTTCCGTATTGTTGTTTCCCCGACGGATTTGTATACGTTAAAGCCACGCTAAATCATCCACATACAAGACGTTTAACTCATCTTCTTTGTAGTCACTGCATTTCAGCCTATAAACAATATTATTTGTACATGGTATTGCGCCCGTTAAATTGTATATAGTTTCAGATAATTCAGATAATGGTCTGACCTCAGTTGGTAAGAATAAACCGTTAAGAGTCATTTGTTCGACTTGAGAATTCCAGTGGTAATTTTTATTAGCAAGCGCGTAATCTATAAACGACTCATAACTGCCCAACGGAATAAAGTCAGCCCCATCGAATCCTATTTTTCTTTGTTTTAACATACAAAAGAAACTGTAACAGCTTTTTATTCTGTCAATAGGATCTCTAATAAACATAATTCTTTTACTGTAATCTAGGCATTCATCAAGCGACATAATAGTGTTTTTTACATCCCCAAGCGTGCTACTCCCGCATTTCGGAATGTAGCTAAATAAAGCATCTGAGCCTTTTAATTTTACGAACATAATCTACCCTTATTTAAAAAGCGCCCGAAGGTTGCAAAGACAACCCAGGCCCCATGCTGCCGCCTGTAACTTCTGCGCGCCCTGTTTCGTCGCGGATCGTAACTTCGGCCGAGCTGCTTGTCCGTGACTCTTCTATCGTGCGCGCGGTGCGCTCTTGTGGACTTATTATTTGTGGCCCGGTTCTTGCATTACCTGCGCCCGCTGAGCCGTCGGGTGCGCCGGTCTCTGCTTCGTCTGATCCGAAGCCAAAAAAGTCGCCGACGCCGCTGCCGATGTTGCTAATAGTATTCACAATGTCCGCCGCTGCCCCTTTTACTCTATCAACAACACTCATTATTTTATTCATGGCGCTGTCGAATATGTCCACAACTCCGGTCCAAAGGTCTGCGAAAAATTCTTTTATCGGCTCCCAATGTTTAAATATGAGCGCAGCCGCACCGATTAGCCAGCCAATAGGACCCATTAGTAACGCAATGCCTGCGACTAATACGCTCATACTATCACCGCTATTTTTGAACGCGGTTACTAGGCTTTTGAAAACAGTGATGACTTTGTTTACCACTGCGTCCGCAAATTCGAGAACAGCGGATTTTATTTCGTCCCACCAATAAACAACGGCGATGATGGCCGCTATTAATAAAAATATACCCAAAACAAGTAATGCGATAGGCCCGCCCATCAACGTCATAGCAAGGCTCGCGACCGTCATAACTAACACCACTGTTTTAAGCGCTGCGGATAAGGCAAAAAATACAAGTAAACCTATACCTATCTTTTTCATAACGTCGACAATATCGTTAAAATTATCGACCAGTTGGCGCCCGTACTTAAATATGTCCTCCGCAACGATGTCTTTATTTGAAAGCGCCCACTCCCTAAAGCTTTTTGTTAATCTTGTTAGCAACGGAAGCAACGGCAGTATAACGGTCTGCATAAACCCTGTTAACGTCTTTTTAAGCGCGTTTGAAGCGTCGACATACGCCTCGGCTGCTATCGCCTGCCCCATGGTTATGACACCGTTCTCGCGTTGCTGTAGGCGTAACTTTCTAATCGCCTCAGCGCTGTTGTCTGCGATATTAACAAGCGCAAGACCTGAACGGCTAAACGCTGCGTTCGCAAGCGCTGCTTTTTCAGTAGCACTGTCCGCCGAACGAATGGCATCAATCATAATTTCGAAAGATTGGCCGACATTGTCCGACGCTTTAAGCTGTGCAAGTAGTTCGGGGTTTATTTTTTTTAGGCCTGAAACTAGCGGGCCCATATCGCCTGCGGCTTCACCTAATCGCTTTGAAAATGCGCCGAGTGAATTACTTAATAACTCGTTTGTTACGCCACTTTGTTCTGCTACAAATTGAAATTCTTGAAGGTCTTTTATTGGGAATTGAAGTCGCCTTGACTCTTTGGCTAGTTTATCGGCTCTGTTAGCTACGGAGTCTATAGCTAAAGTTAAGCCCGCGACCGCTGCGGTAGCTACTACCGCGCCCCGTCTTAATCCGCGCCCCAAGCCGCTGGCCATGCGGCCGACTGCTCGATTAGCTGTGCGCAAACCCCTAGCAATGGACCGTGTCATTTTTCTAATGCGGTTCTGCATACGGGAAACAGGCGCGGATATACGGTCGACCGCTTTGAATACTGCTTCAACACTAAAACGGCCCGCCATATATACTCCTATTTTGCTTTTGTGTGGGCTTTTAACTCTTCGCGCAACCCGTTATAAAAAAATCTTATTTCGTGCGCGGCCAGTGTTCTGGGGTCCGGTAGCCCAGAATAGTCGCGGCATATCTGTAACAACATTTCTGTATATACATTTTGCAGATTGTGCCCCCCGTCTGGGAGGCATTCGTCCGCCCCGCGCCTAACCAATTTCGTCCGAACTACCCCAGAAAAAGCGTTGTAATTGCCATGCAAATTTTTACGTCTGTTATTTTCATTTTACTAAATACGTTAGAGTGTGTTCTCGTTATCTCGCCCATTAAAGCATACATCTTGCCGATATCTTCGGTTTTCTTTTTACGATCCATCGCCATCAACGCTGATCCGGTGGGCTCGTAAAACGTAACGGCCATCGCGTCATTAATTCGTTGCGGTGTATA